CCTCAGCTACGTCAGGCTCGATGACGCCAAACGCAACATGGCGCCAGCCGGCAAGGCCAGGTGGTTCCGGCTGCGCGAGGTCAAGCTCGGAAACCGCAGCGATCTCTACCCCAACGGCGACAATGTCGCCTCCATCGTCTCCTGGACGCCGCCCGAGGACGAACTCGCCACCGCTCCCAATCTCGACCTCAACGCCGCCCTAGACGCCATCGCCAGCGGCCGCGATGGCCTGCTCTATACCGCGTCCAAACAGGGCGGCGGCAAAAACTGGTGCGGCAACGTCCTCTGCGAAATGTTCCAGACCAGCGAAAAACAGGCGCTGAAGCTAATCAACCAATGGTTGAAGTCTGGCACTCTATACGAGGACAAATACCAGCACCCCGTGTATCGCCGCGCGTCGCCATGCGTCCGCGTTAACCCACAACTACGGCCAAACTGATGCACCAAACATCGAGAAGTGCTGCGGGAAGTGCTGCGCAACAGTTGCACGGTGCGGCACTTTGCGCAGCTTTTGGCCCTAAAGGGCCAATAAAAACTGCGCAAGGGAAGTGCTGCACCCCCCGAAGTGCTGCGGGAAGTGCTGCGCAAGTGCTGCACGCCGCCAACGACGACCGGAGCGCCGCATGATCACCGCGGCTCGCAAGGACTTTCTTCACCATCCCGAAACTATTTTCGCGAGGTCCGCATGACCAGCGTTCCGACGACCGTGCCGCCTGGCACCGGCTGGCGTAGCTGGGGAGATAGCAATCCCTATCGCTTCCAGATGGTCGAAGCATGGTCTGGTGGGTGGATGGAGCCAGAAGTCCTCAGGCCCAGAGAAATGCATCCTGCAACCAATGTCGCAGGCCTCTTCTGGCGTCCGGTGCAGGCAGCCAGACACGAACCCGAAGTGGCCAATCGGAGCGCCGCATGACCCGCCTCGTCCGCTGGCTCCGCTGGCGCTGCTATCGCATGCGTAGGTGTTCGTTCCGATGAGCGACGACGTTCAGAACACAGTCCCAGCACAGCAGCGCGGCCTGCGGCCGTGGCGCGCCGGACAATCCGGCAATCCCGGCGGCCGTCCGAAGGGCCTCGCCGCGCTGTGTCGAGAGCACACGCCAGAAGCCGTTGAGACGTTGGTGCGCGCGCTTCGCAGCGATGATGAGCGCGTTGCCGTCACCGCCGCATCGGTGCTGCTCGACCGGGGTTGGGGCAAACCGGTACAGGGGGCGAGCGACGAGGATATCCCGCAGAAGATCACGTTCCTCCACCTCACCGCGATGCGTGCGTTCAGCGACGAGCTTGCTGCGTCACGCACCATCGACGGCAATGCCGTTTCACGTGAAACTACAGGCGACAATACGAACGTATCTACACGCAATCTGATGGAACCAGCAACGGAGTAACGCCATGCCATTCGATGCACTGCCGGCCAAAGCAGCGCGCGATGCCGCGGTGTGGCGCACCCAGATTAAGGTGCGGAATAATAAGCTGCGGGTCGTGGACAAGGCGCTACTGGTCGCTGACGCCAGATGACGCTCACGCTGCAACACCCTGATGAGGCGTTCGACTGGGGCGAGGCAATCGGCGCATCCACCAACCCGTTCACCACTGCAGCGGCGCGCTACGGCCGCGCGCCCGTGGCGTTCGTGCGCGAGGTGCTGAAGGCGGAGCCAGACAAGTGGCAGCTCGAGGCACTGCGCGCGCTCGGCAACGGCCACACGCGCATCTCCATCCGCAGCGGCCACGGTACCGGCAAATCGGCGTTCGCGGCGTGGGCGCTGGTGTGGTTCAGCAACACCCACGGCGTTCCGTTCAAGTGCGTTGCTACTGCGCCGACCTCGCCGCAGTTGTTTGACGTGTTATGGCCGGAGCTTCTCAAATGGCACAAGACGCTGCCCATGGCGTGGCAGGCGCTGTGGGACATCACATCGGATCATATGAAACTAAAGGCTGATCCAGAGTCGTTCATCACCGCGCGCACCAGCCGACCGGAGACGCCAGAATCGATGCAAGGCGTCCATTCCGCGAACGTATTGTTAGTGTGCGACGAGGCCTCGGGCATCGCCGAGCCGGTGTTCGAGGCGGCGGCAGGCAGCATGAGCAGCGCGGGTGCCACCACGATCCTGATCGGCAATCCGACGCGGAGCACGGGGTTCTTCTGGCGCACGCACGCGACGGAGCGCGGGCGGTGGTTTACCATGAAGGTGTCGGGCCTCGACAGCCCGCGCGTCACCAAGGAGTTCGTTGATGAACACGCGCAGCGATACGGACTTAACAGCACCGCATATCGCGTGCGAGTTCTGGGCGAGTTTCCCGAGGCCGACAGCGACACGTTCATTGCCGGAGATTTGGTCGATCAGGCAATGCAGCGCGATGTGGCGCTTGATCTCACTAAATCGGAGATATGGGGTTTGGATGTCGCACGCTTCGGTGACGACAGCAGCGTCCTCATCAAGCGACGCGGCTACGTGGTGACCGAGCCGCCGCGCGTGTGGCGGCAGTTTGATACCATGATGCTCGCGGGCGCGGTGAAGCACGAATACGACCTGATGGCCAACAACAAGCCGGCGCTCATTGCGATCGACGCGATCGGCATCGGTGCTGGTGTGGCTGACCGGCTGATGGAACAGGGCGTGCCGATCCTGGCCGTCAACGTCGGCGAAGCGCCCTCGACGACCGGCAGATATGTGCGGCTGCGCGATGAACTGTGGGGCCGTGGCCGCGAATGGTTGGCGTCGCGCATGTGCCGGCTGCCGCGCGACGAACAGTTGCGCGATGACCTGGTGGCGCCACGCTACACGTATACGAGCGATGGGCGGGTGCAGATCGAGAGCAAGCAGCAGATGCGGGCGCGTGGGCTGGCGTCGCCGGATCGCGCCGATGCGTTCCTGCTCACGCTGGCCGAGGCTGGTATGATGGTGAGCAGCCAGTCGGATGCCGGGCTGTATGCGCAGATGCCACTACGGCCTAGGATTTCTGGGATGGAGTACTAGCGATGAGTCCAATCGCTCTGATCGTCGTCGTGCTGGTCGTGCTGCTGTTGGTAGGCGGCGGCTGGGGATGGCGCGGCGGCTACTACGGCACATACCCGTATTATGGCTACGGCGTCGGCGGCCTCGGCCTGATCGTGGTGGTCCTGCTGGTGCTGCTGCTGCTCGGGCGTATCTGATGCCATCGCTGCTCGATCCTGACGACGACCAGACGCTGGGGCAGACCGGCGCGGGGCTGCTGCGGATTGGGCAGGATGACGGCAGCGACCAGGGCGCGGCGCTGGCGGACCTGTATCGGCGCGTGACGGAGCCGCAGCCGCAGGGCGACGTGACGCCGCGCTGGGATGCGGATAATCCGGTGGGCACGGAGACGACGCAGCCGGTACAGAGCCTGAGCATGCCGCGTGGGCCGTTTGACCCGATCGCCATCGGCACGCCGGTCGCGCCGGGGGCGACGCGCCCCATGACCGTCGGTGAATCCCAAGGCGTACGCGATGCGGGGATCGATACGTTTGATCAGTTGGCGCTGCTTGCGGGCGGGTTAGGTCTGCCAGGCGCGGCATCCGGCGAGGCGCGTATGCTGGCCTCGACGCGCCGTGGTCTGACGCCGGGGCCTCCACGTCCCACCGTGTCCGACATCGGCGGTGGCGAGCGCGGCATGATGGCGCTGCCCAGTCTGCGCAGCATGACGCCGGCAGAGGCATCGGTCGCGGCGTCGTCTGAGCCGCATCTGATCCCGAAGCCCGATGGCGGCTATGTCGGCGCACCGAGTTGGGTGAAGACACCAGACGACATCCAGACCATGCGCGACAACCTTGACAGTGCGATTGACGCGGGCGCGCACGGTCGGGACTGGTATGGCCGGGTGCGCGACTGGATCACCGGGGTCACCGGCGGCCAGGATGTGCGCCCCACCGCGGAAGGTCTGGGTTTGTTCTCGCAGCAGGCTGATCCTGACACCAATCTGCAATTCTACCTGCAGGCGCGCAACGCCTGGGAACGCGGCCAGCCGGTGGACCTGGCGCGCACCGGCCAGCAGGCGCGGACCTACAACACCGGCATGGCGGCGAAGGAGGCAGCCGACACGCCGGGACTGACCGACCCACCGATGTCGCTGGGCCCGAAGACCGAGCCATATGCGTGGCACATGTCGCCAGACCTGGAGGCGCTGCAGGGCGTCGCCGACAAGCACGGCTACTACGTGTCCGACACCGGCGATGGCGTGTCGATGATCAACGCCGGCAACGCGCAGTCACCCGCCAATGGGGTGGAGCAGAAGGCGCGCCTGGCAGGCGGCATGCAGGACGAGATCCAGCAGGCCCTGCCGGGCGCCACCATCACGCCAGGCCGGCACATCGGCGACTACGCCGACCTGGCCGACCAGTTGGCCGAGAGCGTCAAAGGCGAAGGTCAGGCCACTACCAAAGTGCTGAGCCAACTCGAGGACATGCAGGCCAAGGCGCCACGGATGTACGACACGCTGATGGACAATCCGGACGTGGCGAGCAAGGCGCAGGGCAACCTCGACCGGCTGACCCCGGAGATGCGCGCGGCGCGACCGGATTACGTCAAGATGCTGCAGATCGTTTCGGGCGGCAACCTGCGCGGCCTGCTGTCCCACGTCGCGAAGGTAGGCGCGGGGGGGCTACCCGCGGCGCTGGCTACGCTTTCCGCCACCAGAGACCAGTCAAATTGAACCCGGGCGGGAAATCGGCGAAACGGAAGAACGCGGTGTCCGCGCCCTGGTCCATGCGCCAGGTCTCGCACAGCCCCGCCGCGGCAAAGGCTGCCTCGTTCCTGAACGCCGGCTGCCAGTCATCGCCGGGCGGTTCCGGGTCCGGCGTGTGGCGACCCTGCCACGCGGCTGCTTCTGCGCGCGACCGTGCGGCGATGCGTTTGTGCATCTCGTGTTCCAGGGCTTTGCGTTCGTTCATGGCGCGCGACATGGCACATATTAGCACGGCAGCGACACGAATGGAATACATTCCGGGAGCGAAGAGGATAACCCAGCCATGAGCGGCCAGCAAGGTTCGCAGACACCGCTGCCGGCTGGGCCGATGCGCCCCGGTATGCCCGAGACTGGCGGCATTGGCGGCGCGCAGGGCATGCAGCCGGGCGCTGGCGGGCTGCTGTCGCCCAATGCGTGGCAGTCCAGCCAGCCGCCGCCGGTGCCACCGCTGCGCGGGCTGATGCGCCCGACCGGGCAGCCGCCGGGACACGACCAGATATTCGCCAACCTGAGCAAAGGCCCGTCCGACACCACGCTGCCGCCGGACAGCGACGACAGCCTGCCGGGGATGCTGCGGCCGTATGCCGCGGGACTGCGCCCGACCTTGGTGCCGACGAGTGCGGCGTGGCAGCAGGAATTTGTGTATGAGCGGCTCGGCAAGTCGGACACCGAGATCGCCGGCATCGCGCAGTATTATTTCAAGATTGCGCAGAACTACGATCAGTATCTCAGCAGGGAACGCATCACGGCATCGCAGTATTACGCCGGCCGGCCGTTGGGCGACGAGGAGCCGGGCCGCAGCCAAATGGTTCTCACGGTGGTGCGCGATACCATCCGCGCCACGCTGCCGAGCCTGCTGCGCGTGTTCACCGGCGTGGAAGACCCGGTGTCGTTCGAGCCGATCAGCAGCGAGATCACCGGCGACGACAAGCTGGCCACGACCTTGGCGCGGCAGGCGACGGACTACTGCCGCTGGGCGCTGTTCACCTGCAACCCCGGCTGGCAGGTGCTGCACGACGTGCTGCTCGATGCCCTGACGCGCAAGGCGGGGTGGGCGCGGTGGCACTGGGGCAAGCGCGAGGTCACGCGTACCGAGGTGTGCGAGAACCTGCTGCTGCCGCAGTTGCAGAGCCTGCTGGCCGAACCCGGCATCGAGGCACAGCGCATCGTGCGCCGGCCGATCCAGCCCTCCGAGTTGCAACTGCTCGCCAAGGTGCCCGAAGTGGCGATGTATCTACAGCAGGGTGGCGCACCGGAATACTGGAGTGCCACGCTGACGCGGCACGCGGCGCAGAACTGGCCGGTGGTCGAGGCGGTGCCGAGCGAATGCGTGTGGGTGGTGGCGGACGCCAACACCGTGGAGAACGCCAGAGGGATATTCCACGTCAGAGACGTTCCTGCCAGTGACCTGATCGAGATGGGGCTGCCGGAAGACAAGGTGATGCGGCATCTCGACAGCATGATGAGCCCGCTGCGGCGGCGCGAGGCGATCGCGCGCAACGAGGCGTCGGGACACAATATCCGCGGCTCCGCGCCGAACGACCGCAGCATGCAACTGGTGCGGTATGCCGAGGGCTGGATCCGGTGCGACGCCGACAACGATCACCGCGCCGAGTTGATCCATGTGCATATGCTGGGCAACGCGACGGAGCTGGTGCAGTGGGAGCGCACCGACGAGATCCCATTGGCCTGTTTTACTCCGTACAGGGAACCCGGAAGGGTTATTGGATCGTCGCAGGCCGACATGGTGATGGACCTGCAGCGCACCGAGACGCGGGTGATGCGCGCGGTGCTCGACAGCCTGGGGCAGAGCATGTTCCCGCGCACCGCGGTGGTGCTGGGCCAAGCCAACCTGCAGGACGTGCGGCAGACCGCGATCGGCAGCATTATCCGCATTACCCAGCCGGGCGCGGTGACCGAGCTGGTGAAGCCGTTCGCTGGCAAAGAGGCGCTGCCGGTGATGGAGGTGCTCGAGGCGGTGCGCGAGAACCGCACCGGGATTACGCGGGCGAGCCAAGGGCTATCACTCGACCAGTTGCAGAGCACCACGCCGGTGGCGGTGTCGCAGCAGACCAGCGCGGCGCAGGACCGGCTCGACATGATGGCGCGCACTCTGGCCGAGACCGGGCTCGCGCCGCTGTATGCCGGCATTCTCAAAATGATGGCCAGGCAGCAGGACCGGCCGAACGTGATCCGGCTGCGCGGCGAGTGGATCAGCATCGACCCGCGGGCGCTGGCCACGATGTGGCAGACGTCGGTGAACGTCGGCGGCAAGGGCATGCCGATGGAGCGGTTGGCGATGCTGGCGCAGATCGCCGGCAAGCAGGAAATGCTGGTGCAGCAGGGCGGCTTGAACAACCCGCTGGCCGGTGTGCCGGAGTATCGCAACACGCTGTCGCGGATGCTGGAGACGGTGGGGATTGCGGATGTGAGCAGCTACTTCAAGCCGTTGCCTCCCGGTTGGCAAGCCCCACCGAACCCACAGCCGCCACCCGATCCTAGCCTAATTCTCGCCAACGTGCAGGGCCAGAAGACCAGCGCCGACATCGAGGCGCAGCGGGCCGAGGAACAGACCAAGCGCGCGGACCTACTGAGCAGCGATGACCTGGAGCGCAAGAAGGCGGCATTGCAGGCCTACGTGCAGACCATGGGCATCGCCGCGCAGCACAGCACGCCGCTGCCCTCGATCCAGGAATTCCAGCAGGCGATGGCGTCCAGTGCGCCGACGGTGCAGCTGCTGCCGCCGAGCCCGCCGCCGCTATCGCCGCAGCCGCCGGCCGTAGGAGGCCCGCAGACGGCGCCGAAGCCACCGGGTGGCCTGCCCGGGCAGATGCCGCAAGGCCCTCCAGGGCGTCCCCAGGCGCCCATGATGCCACCCAGCAACCTGATCGCCTCGCCGACCGCCGGCGTCGACCCGGCGCAGCGTATGGCGGTGCAGCAGGGCTTACAAAGCGGACGCTTGCCAACGGCGTATGGCGGAATCGCGAATCAAGCCATGAAATCGGTTCTTTTCGGGCCGGGAGGGCCGAGCTTGCCCAAGCCGGGCGGCCAGGGCGTGGCGGGAGCACCGGGGGCATGAGCAAATGACTCAGCGAAATATGGTTCCATGTTGGTCGTGCGGCGCGAAAAACGCGCCGTGCATTTACCCGTGCGACTGCGCCAAATGCGTTGACCCTGAAGGCTACGAACAATGGAAGTGCGACGATCCAGAAGCCTACGAAGCGTGGCTTGACCGCAATACTGAGGATTCATGGGAAGGCTAGTGTGATGCCAGGATTGCTCGACAAGGCGGTGACCAGGATCAAAGCCCGTGGCGTTGCGGCCAAGAGCGCGTGGCCGATCGCGGTCGCCTCGCTGCAGAAGGCTGGCGACCTCAAGTCTGGCACCGTGAAAGCCACCAAGCAGGGCACCGCGCGCAACGCCATGACGCGGGCGCAACGGCAAGCGAAACCACCGTGAACAGGGAGACGTGACATGGTAACGAAAGCAAGCGGCTCGCAGAGCACCAAGACCACCTCGGCAGCGGGGCAGAACAAGCCGCAGGCCGGCGGCGCGGCCGGTGCCGGCAAGGCGCGCGGCGGTGCCGCACTGCCCAGCACCGCCAAGACCACCACCGCGCAGGGTGGCCGCAAGGGCAAATGAGCGACCGCGAAACCCGCCTGGCGGCAGCCGACGCCGCCCGCTTGCGCGAGGACCCGGCGCTACAGGCGATCCTGCGCGACCTCGAGGCGCACGCGACGCGGGTGGCGATCGCCGACTTCGATCCGCCGACCCGCGAGCGCGGCCGGATGCTGGCGCTCGCCATCCATTCGCTCCGCACCGAGATCCAGGACCGCATCGATACCGTGCTGGTGCAGGAGCACAGCAGGCAACGCGCGATGAGCAGCGAGTAGACCATGAGCGAGATCGACTGCGCACATTGTGCGTTTTGGCGAAACGACCG